ACTTGTCGGAGAAAGTTAAGACCACACCAGAAAACGTAGCAGAAGCACACGAAGCTTTGTTTCATGCTACAATGAATCTACCTGCTGCTGCCGCTCATTGTGGCATGACACAGAAACAATTGAAGTTAACCTTTTGGGAATACCTTAAATATCATGCCCCAAACTTTGAAATCACTGAAGACGCCACTTCGATATCCAGGGGGGAAGAGTCGTGCCCTGAGTAAACTCTTCCAATACATTCCTGACCTTAAAGATTACGATGAATATCGTGAACCATTCTTGGGTGGTGGTTCTGTAGCACTTGAAGTATCTAAACGTTATCCCCATTTGAATATCTGGGTCAACGATCTCTACGAACCTCTTTATAATTTCTGGCGAGAACTGCAGGATCATGGACAAGCACTTAGAGACGAACTTGTCCAACTTAAACAAAGACACATTGATCAAGCATCTGCCAGAACTTTGTTTGATAGTGCGAAAGAATATCTTTCAAGACCTGTGGAAGACACTAAAGATTTCCACCGTGCTGTTTCCTTCTATGTGGTTAATAAGTGTTCTTTCTCTGGTCTCACCGAATCAAGTTCCTTCTCCAAGCAAGCAAGCGATAGCAACTTCTCAATGGCAGGAATCGACCGATTGCCTGAGTATCAAAAACTAATTGCCAATTGGAAGATCACCAACCTCTCATATGAAGAGTTGCTGACAGATGATAAAGCAGTATTTACTTATCTTGATCCTCCTTATGACATTAAGGATAACCTCTATGGGCGTAAAGGATCAATGCACAAAGGATTTGATCACGATAAGTTTGCTCTTAATTGTGATCGTTTTGTCGCTCCTCAACTGGTTTCCTATAACAACTCCCAACTGATCCGAGATCGGTTCAAGGGGTGGTCAGTTGCTGAATTTGCACACACCTACACCATGAGGAGCGTGGGATCCTATACACTAGATCAAGCGGAACGAAAGGAACTCGTTCTCCACAACTACCTAACCACCATCGTAGGCGAACCGTCATGAAGTGTGAAGTCAAACTCTATGTTGCTGGCACTGTCTTCAAAGAAGAAGTGATCGCTCGTAATTATCAAGAGGCACGTGAAGTTGCCCTTGCTAGGAATCCTAATGCTAAAGTTCTGGGTGTTACTGCTGTATTTAAATAATGTGGAGACTGTGGGCGAAGGCACTTGGGCAGAAGGAGGGGCGAGATGAAAGAGAAGCAGATTACATTGCTATCATACGGACTATTATACTTCTCACTTATTTCATTACTAATCTTTTTATTATTAGCGGAGTGATCAGACACTGGAATGGCGGAACTCAAAGACTACCTGTACAGCATAAACCAATCTAAGAAGAATATCCTTAAGGATGACCCTGAGGTGGAGAGAAAGTATCCACCTTTTATTATTAATAAGTGCCTGTCATCATTTACTGATACCATTCTGTATGCCAACGAGATGAATAAGAATCCTCATCTCGATAAAAGACTACAGTATGACTTTTTTATAAATAGTTTGAAACCGAGGAAACGTTTCACTCCCTGGTTACGCAAGGAAACTCTTGAAGAGTTAGAACTTGTAAAGCAATATTATGGTTACAGTCATAATAAAGCATTAGAAGCTTTAAACATTCTCACTAAAGAGGAACTTGATTCTATAAGAAAGACATTGAATAAAGGTGGCATGAAATGAGCACAGAAATTGAAGTAACTTGGCAACCTACCGATATGGTGGAGGTTACCTTGGGACAACCTGACGACTTCCTCAAGGTTCGAGAAACTCTTACACGTATTGGTGTAGCATCCAGAAAAGAACGAAAGCTATATCAGTCGTGTCATATCCTTCATAAGCAAGGAAAGTATTACATCGTTCACTTTAAAGAATTGTTTGCTCTCGATGGAAAGAGCACAAATCTTTCATTGAATGATGTTCAAAGACGGAACAGGATCATCCAACTTCTTTCTGATTGGGGTCTTGTTTCATTAGTGGAGAGCGATAAAATTTCTGACGTTGCTCCACTTAATCAAATTAAAGTCCTTGCCTTCAAAGAGAAGGATGAATGGACGCTTGAAAGTAAATACAATATCGGTCGTAAGAAGACTGAAGTATAAACCGAACATATCAGTGGGGTATACAACACCCCACTTTTTTTATGTGCCATTATAATTAGTAGTGGATGCCGTAAGGGTCCACACAACTAACTCTCGCTTAACTAAGGAGAACTATAATGACTAACACTTACCAGTGGGATCTCTACTCCCCTCATTTTGTAGGTTTGGATGATATGTTCCATAGATTGGAATCTATGACACATCATGATAAGAACTATCCTCCGTATAACCTAATCAAACATGACACCAGTAATTACGAAATTCAAATCGCTCTGGCAGGATTTAAACCAGAGGAGATTGAAGTATCTACTGAATCAAACATTCTCAGAATTGCCACGACACATGCAAAGACGGATCCTAAAGTCGAGTATGTACACAAGGGAGTATCGAAGAGATCGTTCACTAGAACGTGGCAACTAGGAGATGATGTTAGAGTGACTAATGTAGATTTTGTGGACGGTTTATTGTGTGTTTCGCTGGAGAAAATTATCCCAGATCATCAGAAGAAGACAGTGTATGAGATTGGTGGAAGACCGCCAGAGAAGCAACTGCTGACAGAATAAATATTGGCACAGGACCCCTTGTGGGTCCTGTGTTTTTTTGCTATAATAACGTGAGCACAGATTAATTATGTCTATTAACATACTACATCTAACTACTGGAGAGCAAATAATTGCTGGTCTAGAAGAATTGAAAGATACCGAAGGCAATCCTTTGTGCTTTGTTGTCACTATGCCTATGGCAATGAAGGTCATCGCTACAGATGACCCTGAAAAACCTTCAATGAATTTCTTTGCTTGGAGTCCTTTTTCTTCTACTAGAGAATTCAGAATTGCATTTGAAAATATCGTTGCTGTAGCAGAACCTACTTGGCATGTGTATGATACATACATTGGTCTAGTACAACCGCTCCATCCACTATTAAATGAAGCGGAATTTGAAGCATATAAACTTGAGAAAAAACGGAGAAACAAAAACAATGACTGAAGAAAACAATCAACCTGCTGAACTTCAACCATCTATTGTAGTTCTTAAGAGTGGTGATAAATTGATTACTATCTTACAAGAAGTATTCGAAGGAGAGGGTGAAGAACGTAAGGGTGTTTGTCTTGTTATGAATTTCCCTTATGAACTTGAATTAATTAGTGTTCCTAACACAGATGATCCATCCCGAGATCTTCAAGTTAAATTTAGTAAGTGGTGTCCATATTCTTTGGATAATCAGTATCGTATTCCTTATGATGGTATTCTAACTATTGGAACTCCTGATCCTGGTTTGGCACAAGCTTATCGAAATAAAGTAGATCAGCAGGAAGATAAGAACTCGGCAGCACAGCGAGAAGCTATTCAAGAGGCAGTGGGTGGTGCTATTCCTAACACTGCTGGCGTTGGTGCTAACACTGATGAACATCCTATTGCCGAACCTTTCCAACAGGTTGAAGAACCTGCCATTGTCCCTGAGGTAGTATGATTAAACTCCTCAAGTTTGACGGGCATTGGCTTGTAGCAGAGATTGAGGAACTGGGTGGCGTCGAGTTCGGTGACCCTGACTGTGTGCTAAAATACCCTTGTGAGGTATCTCGGGATGGGGCAGTGCCCTTTCCCGAGTTCAGCGACGATCGAGAACTGGTTGTTAGATCATCAGACATTACTTTGATTTGTGATCCTAGCGCCATGTACTCGGCACTTTACTATGACCTGAAAGACAAAGAGACGGAATGAAGTTTTATACCAGTGTTCAACAGTCTGGGAACACTATCCTGGTTCGTGGTTATGACCATGGTCGGCAGTTCAGTGATCGGGTGAAGTTCAACCCGACACTGTTCTTGCCTACCAATAAACCTTCTGAGTGGAAGACACTCGATGGCAAGCGTGTACGTCCTGTCAAGCAGGGCACTATTAAAGATGCGAAAGAGTTTGTCGAGACCCATAAGGAGATGGCAGACTTTCCTGTGTATGGTCAGACACGATACAATAACCAGTACATCCTTGAGGAGTATCCTTGGGATGAGATGAAGTTTGATATGAACCAGATTCGTATCTTTACTATTGACATCGAGACTGGTGCTGAGAATGGTTTCCCTGACATCGAGACTGCCGATCAGGAGATTCTTCTAATCTCCCTGAAGGACTCTCACACTGGTCGTATCACTGTGTTTGGTTCTCGCCCGTATCAGGCGACAGACCCTGACGTGGACTACCTTGAGTTCAAGACCGAGGTGGGTCTGCTGAAGGCATTCCTTCACTTCTGGATTTCTAACTTCCCTGATGTGATCACGGGTTGGAACGTACAACTGTTCGATATCCCGTACATCATCAAACGTATCGAGCGTGTGATTGGTGAGAAAGAATCCAAGATGATCTCACCTTGGAAGAGTATTCTCTACCGTGAGATCTACATTAAAGGTCGTAAGCAGATTGCCTATGACATCAGTGGTATTTCCTGCCTCGATTATCTGGAACTGTATAAGAAGTTTACTTATACTAACCAAGAGTCCTACCGTCTAGATCATATCTGTTCTGTAGAACTTGGTGCTAAGAAACTTGATCACAGTGAGTACGATACCTTCAAGGAGTTTTATACTAAGGACTGGAAGAAGTTCGTGGACTACAACATCGTTGACGTTCGCCTGGTTGACCAGCTGGATGACAAGATGAAGTTGATTGAACTTGCCATCACCATGGCATATGATGCTAAGGTGAACTTTGAAGATGTGTATTCACAGGTACGTATGTGGGACAACATCATCTATGTCTATCTGTCCAAACGTAATCTAGTAATCCCTCCCAAACATGAAAGCAGGAAAGATAACAAGTACGCTGGGGCGTATGTCAAAGAACCTATTCCAGGAATTTATGACTGGGTGGTCAGTTTTGACCTCAACTCGCTCTACCCTCACCTCATTATGCAGTACAACCTCTCGCCAGAGACGTTACTTGACCATCGTCACCCAACGGCGACGGTCGATCGACTCCTGAATAATGAGATTGATATCTCCTACATGGAGGGTAAGACTCTGTGTGCCAATGGTACATACTATGATACAACGAAGCGTGGTTTCTTGCCTGAATTAATGGACAAGATCTATCAGGAACGTACCATTTATAAGAAGCGTATGCTCAAGGCGAAGCAGGAGTACGAGAAGAAACCCAGCACTGAACTGAAGAAAGAGATCGCCCGCTGTAATAACATTCAGATGGCACGTAAGATTCAACTTAACTCTGCCTATGGTGCCATTGGCAATGAACACTTCCGTTACTATCGACTAGAGATTGCTGAAGCAATCACTATGTCTGGTCAACTTTCGATCCGTTGGATTGAGAACAAGATGAACGGATATCTAAATAAACTGTTACAAACGGAGGATGTCGATTATGTCATCGCTAGCGATACCGACTCAATCTATCTTAATCTTGGACCTCTTGTTGATAAATTTTTTAGTGCTAAGTCTGGCAACAAAACAGCAATTGTGGGGATACTTGACAAGATCTGTCAAGAAAAGTTGGAACCATTCATCGAGTCCAGTTATCAGGAACTTGCGAATTACGTTTCGGCATATGAACAAAAAATGAAGATGAAGCGTGAGAACATCGCTGACCGTGCTATCTGGACTGCCAAGAAGCGATACATTCTCAACGTATGGGACAGTGAAGGTGTCCGCTATGCTGAACCTAAGATGAAGATCTGTGGTATGGAGACTGCTAGGTCATCTACTCCAGCATACTTCCGAGATAAACTGCTCAAAGCATATGAGATTATTATTAACGAAGACAATGATGTGTTGATTGACTATATTGATAGGGTCAAGGAAGACACGAAGAAAGAAGATTGTGTAAACATTGCTTTTCCCCGAGGTGTAAATGGTCTCAAGAAATACAAGTCGGTGGCGGACATCTATTCAAAGGGTACACCTATTCATGTCCGAGGTGCATTACTGTACAATCACCATGTTAGCCGTAATAAACTTACTCACAAGTACCCTCTTATCCAAGAAGGAGAGAAGATCAAGTTTCTCTACCTCAAGACTCCCAACCCCATCCAAGAAAATGTAATCTCGTTCTTCCAAAATCTCCCACCTGAGTTCAACGTTGAGAAGTATGTAGACTTCAACAAACAGTTTGAGAAGTCGTTCTTTGAACCGCTCAAGAACGTGCTAGAATGTATTGGTTGGGACTACGAGCGGTCTGTTTCACTCTTATCATTTTTCTAATTATGGGTTTCCTAGATACTGTTATTAAGGACAGCAAGAATGAGTACGCTAGTTTTGTTAGCGACGGGATTGCTGCTGGCGATATTGAATCTTTCATTGACACTGGCAGCTACATGGTTAATGCCTTGGTTAGTGGTTCGATTTACGGAGGTTTTCCTTCCAATAAAATTACTGCCTTGGCAGGAGAATCGGGCACGGGCAAGACTTTCTTTTGCCTCAGTGTGGTTCGTTCTTTCCTTGATTCTAATCCTGATGCTGGAGTCATTTATTTTGAAACTGAGTCTGCCATTTCTAAGGACATGATTGAGAGTCGTGGCATCGACTCAGATCGTATGATCATCATGCCTGTAGATACCATTGAGGAGTTCAGGACCCAGGCGATCAGGATCGTAGACAAATACTTAGAACAACCTAAAGACGAGCGTCAACCACTGATGTTTGTGCTAGACTCTCTTGGGATGCTTTCGTCTTCTAAGGAGATGGAGGACATCCAAAACGATAAGCAGGTTCGTGACATGACGAAATCACAGCTTATTAAAGGTGCCTTCCGAGTCTTGACTTTGAAACTCGGC